TTATACTGTCTTTCAGGTGTAATGCTTCTTAGTTTTGCTAATTGAATTATTCTAAGTATATCACTATTGGTACTAAAAATTCCGGAATACTCATTGTCATATTCATGATAGTCTAATCTTATATTTATTTTTTTTCCTAAATCTTCGTAATGTTTTTTCTGCATTACGTTTTCTTTTTTAATTCCTAGAGTTCTAAAAGCTAAAGAATGGAGAGTTCTAAAGTATGGTAAATCATCTTCTGTTAAATTAAATTTTTCTACTGCTCTATCTCTTGCTTCGTACGCGGCTTTTTGAGTAAAAGAAAAATAACCAATACGATTAGGATCTGTATTTTTTAAATATTTATCTACTTCATTTAAAAGAGTAGTAGTTTTCCCTGTTCCTGGTGGTCCTAATACAATAGTTTTCATTTTAATAAATTCCTGACGCTATTTTTTTTTCTTCATAAGACATACCCCTTGGTCTTTTTGTGCCTATATTATTTTTTGAATTTGTAGTCCATCTTAAATTACTAACTCTATAATCCAGCCTGTCATCATTTATGTGATCAACAATTAATTTTTTTTTAATATCATCATTTATAATAAAAGCTTCTGCTGCAGTTCTATGTAATCTAAACTCTAAGGTAATTGTTGGACTATAATTGGTTAAAGTTATAGTACTTCTTATATAAGTTCTATGTAATGTGCTTGATAAAACACGTCCTGTTTCCATGTTTTTTATGTAAGGAAAGTTCTCACCTAAATCTGGTCTAAATTTATTAATACCTCCAGTTTTAAATATATAAAATTTATCTTTAGGTAAAAGTTTATATGGATGTTTTCTTTTTTCATCAAATAAATTAACGTCAATGTCAGTAAGATCTACATAATCTACATTTCTTATTTGTGTTTTGTAATCATCATATTCTGGAAATAAAAGTAATTGTTCTCTTATCATAATGTAACCAATATCCAAGCTGCTGTTAATACTATTAATAAAGCTAAATCCGAATTCATTTCTTGCATTAATATACATCCTTAGGTTTAAATTGTTTAGGTGTATAAACATTATCTTGCCGTGTAAATTCATTAACACTAGTTACTGTTATTTTTTTCTTACCTATAGTTTCTCTTACAACTTCACACCCACATTTATCTCGTAACATAATAAGAGTCTCGTCATATTTTTCTGTCCATCTTCTTTTGAGTAAAAATTTATTAAAAAATTCTCTAAACACAAAATAATGCTTTCCAGCATTAGTCCAAACATTTCCAAACATCATATCTTCTTTTTTAACACCAGCGGCTGTTCTATCTGTACAATATTCTTCTAAATGATCTAACAATTGCTCAATTTTGGAAGACCCCATTGGAGGTTCTACAATTTCTATATTGGAAAATAATAATTTAACCATATCGGTAAATTCTTTTTTCTTTAAGGTAGGTGGAACTTTATTTACTTGTTCCATAACTGCTCTTTGAAATAATCTTTGTTCTTGTAAATAAGAAGTATCTCTTAATCTAACTCTTTCACCATCTACATTAACCCAATAATATGGCTCATCAAGATTTACTTTTTGTAAGTCATTTAAATCTGGAAATAATGATTGTCCTTTTATTCCATAAGGTCTTTTTAAACATAATTTTTTATCACAATGATTACACATTGGATCTTCCTGACATTTAAAACCTAATTCTTTTTTCTCGTGATATTTTATTTTATCTTGAATGGTTTTGTCATCTAGTGGTGGGTCAAAGTATTTATAATTAAAAGCATTAATATGCTTTTGCCATTCCTCAGGCCATTTTCTTTTAGCGTATTGAATGTATTGATAAATCACTCGATCTCTCCCATCATTTAATTTGTTCTGAGTTAATGACTCAATACAAGGAGGACCATCACTAAATTCTGATTCAGGTCTTTTTAATTCTAATTTTTCTAATTCTTCTGGAGTAAGTCTTTTGATAGCTAAAAAAAATTGCGATAGTGTAATTGCTTCACCTTTAAAGTTAAAGGCATATCTTGTTGTTTTTTCTGAATTAAAATATGGTAAATTAAGAAAATTTCCTGTATCATCTTCCGATTTTAATTCAACTTGTTTGGGAAAAACTTCTGCGTTACCAAATCCTAAAAACGCACTAATAGAACTTAGCTTATCCCTCATTAAAGAAGCATCCACTGGAACGGTAGTAAATAAAAATATATGTGCTCCTCCACTTTTAGAACGACACATAGTAAGAGGTAAACGAAAATTGTTTATAAGGTCTATAATTTTTTTATGATTTAAATTATATTTATCAACGTCTATACATCCCCATTTACATTTATTATTTTCATCAATAGGTATAATTCCTAGACTTGGTTCTATTCCTTTGAGGTGGTTAGTCCACAATTGGTCGGTAACGGCTTCTCTTTTAACAAAAGATTTTCCCTTAATTTTGGTTCCATCAGCGTTTTTCTTTTCGACGTAGGTACATCCATGGGCTCTTTGTAATCCTGAAAATAAATCAATAAAATTTTTCATAATTCCTTTAGTTGGCGGGGCGATTCCAGTCTCCCTTTGTCGCCCCAACCGTTCCCTGAAGTGGTTATTTTTAGGGAATTCTTAAAAGTGACTTTTGGTTGCGGTGTTAGAATCAGAACTATGCTTAGCTTCTACTTCTCCTTTAGATACTTGCTTAGAAAAAGCTTTAGCCATTTCATATGATCCTCTGTCTTTTACAGGTTCAACCTTAGACACATCCCAACCAAACCATGTACCTTTGTCATTAGACTGTTGTACACTTCTTAATTTATAAACGTGACTAAATGATGGCGGCTGATAAAGACCGTTTTTACCTCTCAAAATAACGTTATTCATCATTGAGTTCCACTTACGACTTGTTTTTAATTGAGTCGCTTTCATGGAAAGTAAAGCCCTTTGAGGGACTCCATTCAATTTGATAACGTAATGAGACGCAGTGGTTTCAAGATAATTGCCGTTAGCTAATCTATCTTTATTCCCTTTGTCTCTTGTGGTTTTAGGTAGGTCGTCTCCAGCTTCATATATTTTTACTGGTGCTCCCCCACTTTCACCTCTGTCTTTCCACTCAATGTACTGTCTTTTATAATACACCGGTAAGACATCTATCCCCTTTTCACCATCAAACAGTTCATTTGTAACTGTATTGATTATCATGCCAGGTTCTGCCCCCTTGACATATTTTGCATCTCTCTTGTTGCATTCAGGAGATAATTGACTCAAGATTTTCAAAAACGGAAGTGCTTGATCCTCTTGTGTCATTGCACCAGTATCCTGATGCTTATCAGCTTCAAACATATCAGTTGATAATGCTCCAGCTGGTTGTTTTTTCATTACTTCTTGTTGGTTCATGATTATTGTTTCCTTTTTATTGTTGTTTTATTTCCAATGAAAACATTGAAAAGTTCCGTTGGCATTTCTTTACCGCCTTCGATTCGTTCACGGACTAACGCTTTCAGGGTCATAGGCTCAACCTTCAACTTTTGTGTCGGTTGATGCCCTTGACCCCTCGCAAGTTCAGCGTAATTCGCTGCCTTGTTATCTTCGTTACGACCAAAGGAGACCGTGATTTCATTCTTTATAATATCTCCAAGACCGTTTTGACGAAGCCAGTTAAACGCCTTCTCTTTATTGGCTTGAGTAATTGTGGCGCTATAATTTGTTTTAACTTCTACTGATGATCCATCAGCAAGTTTAAGATAAGATAATCCCATTTCTGCTAACATTGTTGGAATTACTTCTCCTGAAACATGTTCTAAATCTTTTTTTCTTTGTTTTAAAAATTCTTCTTTTAACTCAATATCTTGTTGTATTGATTGCATCTCTTTTATTTTAGTTGCAAGTTTATCAATATTAGAAGTTTTTTCTACAACATCTTGTTTATCTTCTTCAAAATTAATTTCACTCATCTATTTTTCCTTTCTCGAATAAATTTATTTCTATTGGATAATATTTTCTTTCTTGTTTGTCCCATTTTAATAATTTATATTTTCCGTTTGTTATATCAGATACAATAGAACAAGCAACTCCAATGATTGCTGGGTCGCCCGTTAACAATAAATAATCTTGAGAAGAGTAATCTTTCAACCCTTGTCTCAATTTATATATTAACGGGCCAGGAGAAAATATGATTTGAGAAAGCTCGGGGAGTAAAAATTTAAAAGCGCCATAGTTGGCAGCACCCATAATATTAATTTTAGGTTTGCCCTCTCGAGTTCCCGCGATTTCTTGAATCACATACACTGTTGGTGACCGTGTTTTCCAAGCCTCAAATGGTAAATCATTCTTCCGAGCTTTCATACTTGACATATATAGTAGATGTGTTATAAAAAGTCAATAGAAAGATGAATTATAAATTTAAGACAAAGCCCTATAAGCATCAAACTACTGCTTTAGAAAAGTCGTGGAATAAAGAAACGTTTGCTTATTTTATGGAAATGGGAACGGGTAAAACAAAAGTCCTATTAGATAATACGGCAATGCTTTATGATAAAGGTAAAATTGATGGTGCCTTAATTGTAGCTCCCAAAGGAGTTGTATCTACGTGGTATAATCAAGAAATTCCTGCTCATCTTCCTGATCACATAGAAAAAGTGGCAGTAATGTGGCAAGCAAATATAAATAAAAAACAACAAGATAAATTAAACCAACTGTTCAAAACGGGCCAAGAACTTCATGTATTAATAATGAATGTAGAAGCCTTTAGTACAGACAAAGGTAGATTTTTTGCCACTAAATTTTTAAGATCACACAAAACGTTAATGGCGATAGATGAATCCACTACAATAAAGAACCCCAAAGCAAAACGTACTAAAAACATTTTAGATCTTTCTTCTTTAGCTAAATATAGAAGAATAATGACAGGTTCTCCTGTAACTAAGAATCCATTGGATTTATATAGCCAATGTGAGTTTTTAGATCCAGCACATCTAGATTTTGTGTCCTATTATGCTTTTAGAAATAGATATGCTGAAATGAAAACATTACATATTTCAGGTAGATCTATTCAAGTTGTAAGCCATTTTAAAAACTTAGGGGAACTGTCTGATCAACTACAAACGTTTTCATATAGGGTATTAAAAGAAGATTGTTTAGATTTACCAAGTAAAATATATATGAAAAGAGAAATAGAATTAACTCCTCAACAACAAAAAGTATATAAACAAATGAAGCAAGAAGCGTTAGCTACACTTAATGGTAAAACTGTAACTACAATGACGGCATTAACACAGTTAATGAGACTACATCAAATAACGTGTGGTCATTTTTCTGCGGATGATGGAAGTATTCAAAGCATTAAGAATAATAGATTATCTGCCTTGTTAGAAATTATAGAGGAGGTAGAAGGAAAAGCCATTATATGGGCCCACTATCAACACGATGTAAAAACCATTGTTAAAGCCATAGAAAAAGAATATGGTCCGGGGTCCGTGGTTCATTATTATGGCAAAACGCTACCCGAACAACGAATCAAGGCTCTTAAAAATTTTAAAGAAAAATATAAATGTAGGTTTTTTGTAGGAACTCCACAAACTAGTGGTTATGGATTAACTTTAGTAACAGCTAACACGGTTATTTATTACTCTAACGGATATGATTTAGAAAAAAGAATGCAGTCGGAAGACAGAGCACACCGAATAGGACAAAAAAAATCGGTAACATACATAGATCTTATAGCAGAAGAGACTGTGGATACTAAAATTGTTAAATCCCTTCGTAAGAA